GTACCAGTACGAAATCCTCCTGCACCAGCACCGCCGCCTAATGAAGCTCCACCACCACCACCTCCTGCAACTACAAGGTAATCAACACTTGTAACACCAGTAGGACAAGTCCACGTACCAGACGCAAGGAAACGCTGAATAACGGTGACATTTCCACCGCCAACAGCCAACGCTTGCATAATCTTTGAATAAGCAAACATTCTTAAATCCTTATGGTGTAAATCCTGCTGCTACAGAGCCGTACCAGTTAGTACCGTCAGACACGAAACTTAGAATATCCATCTTGCCAGCCGTAGCCGTAATCGTAGGCGCACCAGCAGTACCCCACTTAACACCAGTAAACGTAGCAGTACCGTTACCAGTAGTCGCAGCTTGTTTCAGTAGAAGAATAAAACTCTTACCAGCAGTCGCAGTAGGCATTGTGAATGTGCAAGCAGTCGAAGCTGTCAGAGTAGCTGTTTGAACTGTACCGTTAGTCAGAGCAATCGTATTGGTCGTGGTAACCGTACCAATAGCCACCACAGATTCAACGTAGTTAGTGATTGTCGGATTATTGACAGTAGGAGATGTCGCAAATACAGCAGCACCGGAACCTGTTTCATCCGTTAATGCAGCCGCTAAGTTAGCAGAACTAGGAGTAGCTAAGAATGTAGCAACGCCAGAGCCTAGACCGCTAACGCCTGTTGATATTGGCAAGCCTGTTGCATTGGTCAATGTGCCAGAACTTGGCGTACCAAGTGCGCCACCTGGTGCAACATAGTCAGTACCAGCAGTGGCCGCCGTAAATGCACTCGTTCCATTGCCTTTCAACACACCGGTCAATGTCGTCGCACCAGTACCACCATTAGCAACAGGCAATGTACCAGTAACACCACTAGCTAAATTAACAGCGCCTGCAATGGTTTTTAGATTGCCGCTTGAATCAAATGTGCCGTCGGTTGTCCAAGTATCGCCAACAGCCAAGGTCACTTTGGCAATGGTGCGCTGGGTCGCATTATTGTCGTACTTAACAAATAGGGTAACCGCAGCCGAATCGCCGTTATAAATAGTGATGTCTTTAACGACGCGTCGATTTGACCCTGACGGTGCTGGAACAACAGATACATCCGTTGAACCATTCAATGCGCCGTCCGTTGCACCCTCGGTGATGCCCGACCCTGCATTGTCAGCATAGGTGGCAACAAATGTCGGGTTGGTCGTGGCCGCCGACGTTGACATGGCCACTTGAATGCTGATGGTGGTCGCATCTAAAACTAAAGTTTTCATTATTTACCTCTTAAGATAAGAACCAAGCATATGCTCCACCGTCGCCAGAACCCCCGCCGCCAGATGCCGCAATTGTAATTCCACCTGCGGAATTCGTAATAGTTACATTCGTGCCTGCGGTAAGATTTGCTTTCTCCCACAAACTCGTTGTCTCGTTATAGATCAACACTTGGCCATTGGTTGGACTCTGAGCCGACACATTGTGTAGCTCATCCATCTCGTAGCCGTTTTGAACCTTAACGAATAATTTTCCATGTATAGCATGGGCGTACTCAACAACAGCCACATAAACCAAATGCGTTGGTGCATACGGTTTGGTTGCTGTTAACGCCCCTGCGGTTGATCCACTTAAATACAATTGAGCGCCATCGGTATAAGCCGACGTATCAATCTCAGAAATCAAACCAATAATCGTCACATAACCATTAGAGTTATTGGCTAAATCAGCCGTCATCAAACCTAATGTTTGTGCAGAACTTGCATCCGAATTGGCTTGTGCTTTAGTGACTGTTGGAATTTGGCCAGTAGCACCAGAAATATAAACCGCTGTGCCTTTGGTTAATGTTGCGCCAGTAGTATTGCGTACTTGTACAACTAAATTGGTTGTTGATGCTGCTGTAGCTACTGATAAATCAACTGCGCCTGAAACCGTCGTTACTGTTACGCTGCCATCAGCAGATGCAACGCTACTAATCCCGCCGCCACCACTAACTGTCGCCCACGAAGCGGTTGATCCGTCGGTTGTTAGATATTTCCCTGCGTTACCCGATTGATCTGGCAAACTACCGCCACTTCCTCCACCACCGTTAGCACCCTGATTAATGATGACTTTCAAACGGTCGGTAATGTCTGGTGGCAATACCTCGCCAGCATTGATCTCACGACCGTTCGATAAGGTAATGATTAGGCTATTGTCGAAGTCCAGACGTATATCTGCAATGGATACGCCATCTGCACCATCTAAACCATTGACTCCATCGATACCATCACGACCGTCACGGCCTGCTGCGCCATCTTTACCATCTTTACCATCACGACCATTGCGACCATCGCGGCCATCAATGCCGTCGCGGCCATCTTGAATGCTGGCAATACGGCGCTCCAGCATGCCATACAGATCATCATACTTACCTTCCAAGTCGCCTTTCATCTTTTGCAGCGATGCAATGACGGCTTGCGCATTTTCAGCGGCTTTTTTCTTCTGTAGCGCTCTCGCTTCTGAAACAGTGTTATTTACCGAATCAAAAAGAGCGTCAGGAACTTGATCTACATTAAATAATTTGTCGATTTCCATTATTGGATTCCTTTTTGCAGTTCATCAAGGAAGTCATTTTCAGCACTGACGACATTATCCTTGGCTTTCGACATTTGTAGCTCAACAATCTTGGATTTGTTCTTGATGTCGGCTTCTTTCAACATCAATTCAGCCACCTTGACGCGCTTATCAAACTCTCTGGAAGCCATATCAGCCTGATTGGGCAGGTTAGCCGTCAAACTCTGTTGAATCTTCGCCTGCATTTCAATCGGTTTTAGCTTAGTTTCGACCAATGTCTTCGCCGCTTCAGCACGATTTTGTTCAGCTTGCGTCGTATTGACCGCAATCTGCGCTTGCGCTGCTTGCATGGCCAACTGTTCCTGAATCATCTGTTTTTCTTGCGCTTGTGGGTCAGGCTGACCCATTTGATCTAAGCGAGACATCAATTCAGCACGGTTCGAGAGCGAACTATTGGCGACAATACCTTTCAAGATGATTGGCAGCACTGGTGTATCTGGGCCAAGCGTCTGGAGCAAGCTAATAAACTGCGCTTGCTCGTACTCACGCGCAATAATGCCCAAGGTTGCTGTTGGAATAAACACCATATCCACCGATGGATAGCGCTCAGGGTCAAACTGCATGAAGCGCCACGCAGCCTTATTGATGAACGGAATCAAGAAATCCTCTTGGAAGTTCACCAACGTGCGTTTGTACTTCTTGATGATCGATGCGACTGCCATTGACATGCCGGTTCCCGCTGCATCGCGTCCAACAGCCGACACCATACCGTTACTGTCTAACGTACCGGTCGCTTGCAAGAGCATTTGCTGGAACTTTTCCGCTGTCGTGATGCTAGACCCATCCGTTTGACCAAACTTGAATGGATACAAAATCTCATTCGGGTTGCCGTTAGTATAGATGGCTTTGCCAGGCTGCACTGTCAGTTTAGCTCCACGTGGCAAACGTGTAGCATCGACCGCCATCATAGGAGAAGCGGTTAATGCTAATGAATCCAGATGCGTTCTTACCTGCGCATCAATGGACTTTTGCATGTTGTAGGCTTTTTCAATCGTGCCGCGTCCTGGCAAACGATTGGGAACAGTATCAGCCTGATACGTCAATACTGGCCGATCCTTCATCATGTAAGGACTTTCCTCGGCCTTTAATAGCATGCCATCGTTGGCAATCACAATGATCGCCTCAACCATGTCTTGATAGTCTTCAGCCGCCGACTCGTCAGGGAACAACTCAACAATATCCTCATCCGAGGCTTTATTAAGGTACTCTCTCGGAACCAAGCCATAGTAAGTCAACAGCAATACCTTCTCATCTTGGTATTGACTAACCTCTTGTGTTGGCTCTAAGTCAGTATCCTCATAGGTCGGTGTGATATTGACCTTGCGATAGATTCCCTTTTCAATGCCGCGCACAATCTTATGAATCGAGACGTACTTTTCAATCGCCACACCCATGCAATCATCGACTGTCGTGCCATTGGGATCCCACAAGAAATTCTTAGGATTAACTGGCACTGGCTTGACTGATACTCTTGGGCGCTCAACTGTACCAATGGCCGCTTGGGCTTGGCCTGGCATTGGCATCGTCGCTGGCACAAACTCTTTTTCCGTTGACGTCATGATCTCGGCAATGCCAGTGCCGTAAATCTCAGCTAACAATACCACCTGATCGACATGCTTGCGCAACTTGTCGCGCTTGAAATCCTCCATCATCTGGAGTTTCAGCATCTCGACATCTAACGGATTACCGTCAACATCCTTAATATCATCTTTGATGTCAAAGAATTCACCAGACCCAAAGATCGCTTCCATGATCTCTGCATGGCGCGTTTCAACCGCTTGTTGGGTGGCTGGTGTTACGATTCGGGAGCGTTCCGAATCTCTGGTTTTGTCTTCGGAAGCCCACTGGCCTCGGAAGATACGTTCATATTCTTCCCATTGCGGCAAGAAATTAACATCGCGGTAGGTTCTCCACCTATCGCAGTGATCCACCACGAAACTGACTAATTCTTTGTCGGATTCGCTTGGTTGGTCAAAGTCATTTTGTTCCATCACACACCCGAAATAATGTCCACCGGCTCCCAATCGTCGGAATCATCCTCTTGCATATAGGATGTCACTGCCAATTGGTCTATATAGGACAAGGCATCAGGCAAATCGTCGTGTACCCCTTGGGATGGGAACAGCAATAGCTGATCTATAAATACTTCAAAATCCTCGTCCGAGTTAAGCACAATTCTGCCATGCTCAAAACGCCCTTGGAGGCCCCAAATAATCCGGTCGGCCTTTTTCCGGTTGCCATGCGTTAGGTCAACTATGTGCGAATATACATTATTCTTACGCATTAAGTCACTCAAATACGGCAAAAC